AGGGTTGTAAAGCAATCCAAAAACAAGGGAGGTGAGTAGGGATGAAACTTCTTCGGCCATTTACGGGTACAGGAGCAGTGTTTTGGCCTATTGGCCCTGCCCCGACAGGTTCTTGTATGTTTGCAACAAACACCTGTAATAAACACTGCTACGCATTATTGAAAAAATGGCCTGATTTTGATGAGCAAATCAGAATACCCGAACGCAAGAAGCGCGAGATTATGAATGCCATGATATCATTCCCCATCTCAAAGATACGCGATATATTATTGTTTGATTTAGACGGACTCCAAACCAACATTTTGCATTGGTTCGGAAGTGGTGATTGCCCAACAGCAAGCCTTGATAGGGTTACAGCTATTATCAAAGCAATGGATGGCGACTGTACGCAAATGGGTTTTACCCGTAATGAAAAGTTATGGGATAAGCGAAAGGATATTTTTGCCCTGACCGTTGAATCAAAGGATGAGATAAAAGGGCGAAATGGATTATTTGCAGTGGCGGATTATGAGCGAGGAACTAGCATTATGTATCGCAACGGCAAGCAAACCCGTGGAGGTTATTGCGGCCCTGAGATTTGTAATGACGAGCGCGAAAAGAGACTGGCTCATTTTATTAACTGCCAAACATGCAAGCGATTGAACCTAGGGTGTTTTGATAGATACTCAATTATTCATAAAGGAATCCAAAAATGAATAAAGCAGCATTGCAATATGTGCGGGAGGGGTTGAAGCGTGATGGGAAAGACGGGCTATGCTGTGATGAATGTTCATGCGACATTACAGACTTGTTTACACACTGCTATGAAATAACAAACTTTTTCGAAAGCGATTGCGTTGCTGGACATAAGAAAAAATGCTTGATGTCCACAGTTGATTGTGATTGCCCTTGCATCTGTGAGAACGACCCTTGTACTTGCGGCAATTTTCACATGGTTGCAGAAAAGTCAGAGCCGGAATGCGCGAAGTGTTATGGAGAAGGGAAATCGCTTCCATTCAAAAATGCTGATTATTGCACATGCCCCGCTGGCCAGAAATTGGAGGAGAAATAATTGAGGGAAGCAGTAGCAAAACTTTATACTTCATGGGGCGTGGTTATTGCCAAAACACTGTATGACTCCTACACCGGGGAGTACTATTATTACAATAGTTTTGTATGGGATTGGCTCGTAGAACTTTTACAACTCTCTACATGGGTGTGGGGATCGCCTAGGCCGAAGCACCCGTGTAGTACTACCGGTGGATTCGGCTGATATGGAACAACACAATTTGAAGGTGAAGCAAAACAACATAGTGCCAGCCTCACGGCTGCTCAGCCTATACCACATGGGGCTGGCACACTTTTTTCTTGACATCCTTTTCCATTGAGTGTAATATAATGGCGATTGAAGGAAGAATGGAATATGCCGGAGGCAATTATGGATCACACAAAAACAGCGATGTTCCCGCAGCGCACAGGGCGAAAGAGCAAGATATTTCGCAATGTTCTTTTCCTCACCATTGACCACCTCGAAGTACACGCCTTGTTTTTCAGCGCGATTGATACCAAAGCCCCAGAAAGAAAATGTTCAAAGTGGTCGTGCCAGATTGCCGAAAAGCCTGGGAAGAATTGGCAAGCTCACGCCAAGGAAGTGTGCGCGAAGTTCGACGGCCAGATATCCAGGATAAAGCCGGAGTTTGTTGTCATGGGGTTAGCAAGTATCGCACACTTTGATACAATGGCTGAGATGGGGTTTCTTGTAGGCGGCCTTGCTGAAGTTGTGCGTCGGCATGAGATCAATAAACCCGTTATTATAAAACAAAGTGAGTGGACGCGGGGGCAACCAATGCCAGTCATAAAAAAGATGGGAAATGTAAAGACCGTGACGCATGCGCTTGCATTGGCTGCGCAAGGGCTACTATTTGAGGAAACGCTTTGAGCAGGCTTGATCTAATAAACAAATTGTGCGAGGCTGCAAAAATAAAGCGCGCCAAAAAGGACAGGCAGTTTTTGACCAAGCGTGAGATTATTCATTTACTTGGCTATTTAGAAGCAGAGGAGAAAAGCTGATGGAATGGATTGAAACTGTTGCAATTATTTTGATTGGGGCTTGCTTGGTTTCTTATGCGCTCTGTCAAGCTGTTACGATACGGAAGTTGAAGGTAAAGAGCGACTGTGAAATATCGAGGCTTACAGGCTTACTGAACAAAAGAAACCTTCTTGATTTAGCCTACAGGAATGAACATCGGGTGGAAGCAAAACCAAAGTTGAGACCGTCAACGCCGGATGATTTCGCCCCCCTTGGCAACCGCAAGGTAAAACCGAATGCCTAAAAAAAAATCACCCGCATTTGATAAGCTGACAGTCAAGCAGCGGCTCTTTATAATTCATTATATGGAGAGCTTCAACGCTTATAAAGCTGCGAAGGAAGCCGGATATAAAGGCGGTTATAATACTGTTTCGACAATTGGCATTCAGAACTTACAAAAACCTACAATCAAGGCTGCAATTCAAGAATCACTTGAAAAGTTAGGAATTACCCCCCAACGTGTCAAATCAGAGATTGCGCAAATTGCAATGAGTGCTGACCTGGCAGATTTTGAGCCGTGGCTTGAAGGCAAGAAAACCTTGCGCCAATTGAGAGCGATGGGGATTGATACCCGCCTCGTAAGTGGCGCAACAAAAACAGTTGGCGAAGATTCAGTGAAGAGGCAAATCAAACTTCTTGATCGCCAGAAGGCATTGACCGATCTGACTAAGATACTCGGCATAACTGAAGAGGTGCGTCGCATCAAAGGCGGTGAGGATATCGGTAAGAATTCAGGCAAGATATTGACGATTCAATTTGAAAGGGCTGAGAAGCCGGAATCTATGGAGGGGAAAGATTAAGTGAGACAGCGGCAAGCTAAGAAGTATGCGAAGCGGCTGATGTTACAGATGGGTATATGGCCTGTGCGTCGTAAATCTAAAGCTATGGGAACCCTCGACTCAGTTAAGCTTTTTCGCGCCAAAACGCCCATGCTACGGGGCACTGTAATCATGGAGGCCCTCGTATGGGGGTTGTTAGTATTGCGCTTTAATTTGGATGGCAAGGTACAAGCGTTGATTGAACAAGCAGTAAAAGCTATCATAAGAATGCTGGAGATATCATGGCAAAGAATACGAAAACAATTGAAAAGCTTGAGCGGCTTGAAAAGGGATTGATGGAATTCGGGTATGCGGTGCTTGGTCTGCTCATTGCACTTGGCATGCTTTGGGTTGCATGGATGATATGGTGAAAGAATTGATGAGTGATGTTGACAAGGTGTTGCATGCGCTTACTGCAATTAGAATTGGCATGTTTACAATATGGTTTACGCTCGCGCTGATATATATGAAACTGCTGAGTAAAAAGGATAAATAATGGGATTAGACAAAAACATAGTCAAGAGATTTGAAGACCCTGAAACTTCTGATGCTGAAGCAGTAGAGATATTAAGGGGGATTGCGGCTGGTAATTGTGCGAAAGAATTTCCAGCCGCCCCAGAAAAAACAGTGTCGCACATGGTAATGGAAGTTGTCGTTTCAATAGTAATTATTGCAATTCTTACTTTTTTAGCTATTCACATTCTCAATGATTGACACAGTAAAACTCCTACCAGCGCAATATGACTTCATAACAGCAACAGAGCGCGAAGTATTATACTCAGGAGCATTCGGAGCAGGTAAGACACGAGGGCTGTGCATGAAGCTCCTGCCGCATGCAATGATACCAAATAACCTTGTCGGGCTATGTCGCAAGAAACATACCACGATGCGCCAAACCACACTCAGGACATTGTTGCAAAGTGAAAGCGGGTTGCCGCCAGTATTGCCGCCAGACACATTCACGCATAACAAAAGTGACCAGGTGATAAAGCTCAATGGAGGTGGCGATATATACCATTTCGGCTTTGATGATGAATTGAAGTTAGGCTCTCTGAATTTCGGCGCGATTGCTGTTGATGAAGGTATCGAACTCAAGCGAGAAGAATACGAGATGCTTCTTGGAAGGCTGCGCAACACCGCTGATCCATGCCGCCAGATATTCATTGCAACAAACCCTGGAAGCCCCGGCCACTTCCTGCATGACAGATTTTACAAGACAAAGCACAAGAACAGGCGCGTAATCAATACCACGAGCCTTGATAACTTCTTCTTGCCAAAGGATTACATTGAGAGCCTTGAAACGCTATCAGGTACAGCTTATGACCGCTTTGTACTTGGCAAGTGGGTTGCATATGAAGGCGCGGTATATCCGCAATTTGCAACTGAGCATATCGTTCATAACAAGGGTAAAATCCACGAAGCCCTTGTCTGCATTGACTGGGGTTTTACCAATCCATTTTGTGCGCTTGTGTTCACCCGGATAGGTGTTGACACCATCCACGTTGCTGAAGAGATATATCAGCCAGGCTTGACTCAAGACCAATCAAAAAAGATTATCCTTGATATCATGGCACGTTATCCCGTATACTTTGTTACAGCAGATCCGAGTGAGCCAGCGTCAATCGAAGCATTCAGGCGCGCAGGGATACCAATACAGGGAGCCGATAATGATGTCATTGCAGGTATCAGGGCAGTTCAGGACAGATTTGCTAGTGGCACACTTCTCGTTGCCCCTTCCTGTACAGCCCTCATTCGTGAGCTACAAAGCTATTGCTGGCAAGACGGGAAGGATCAACCTGTGAAAGTATTAGACCATGCAGTTGATGCGCTGAGATATGGTGTGCTTGCATGGGAAAATAGAATGTCAGCGGGTGCAATTGTGCCCGATGTGATACATGAACCTTATGGAGAGGATTTTTAGCATGGATAGAATCACGATGGATACACTAAAAAAGAGGGCAGCAGGTATATACCGGGAAAATATAACCCGGTCAAGAGTGGCACTTGCGGAAAAGAAGCGCGGCATACATGGGATTACTTTTATCGCAACTGTTGCTAAAGGCTTCCCGCAAAAATTGATTCAGGTGATAACAAACATAAAACCTAACTGCGTCGTTAGGCAGCTTTCTTGACTTTGATTTGAAAGGCACTAGTATGAGTAAGTATGCAATTTACAATTCGTTGGATGAAGTAAAGCGAGCAGTTGAAGCAGGGCATGGAGAAATAAAAGGCATTGAATCCGTAGTAATCGCCGAGGTCACTATCCCAAAGAAGCTGCTTGAAAATGTATGTGCGCGCAGGCCGAATATTGTTGTCTGCCTTGCTGATAGCGATGAGCGGGCAGAACATAAGGCGGTGCAGGCAGATGATGGGCGGCATGTCTTGAGGATTATGCCAGTGGACAAGTCAGGCGAAGAGAACATATTCTTACTCTGCATCCCAGTGTTCAAGTTCGCGCTGAAGCGTGTTTATCCATTGCTCAGACACGCTAACCAAGCAAAGGACTTGATACCGTTGTTGGCAAAGTGTGGACATGGTACAAAATTTGCTTGCGTTACTGCGAAAGAGGTATGGCCCTATAAGCCGAAGAAGAAAGTCATGCGCAAGACTGATGAACCGAAAGAGTCGACCAAAGAAATAGTTGAACCGGAGAGCCTGACAGATGGAAACACAGACAAAGAAAGTTGACATTGCCGACCTTTCAAGCGAAGAGCAACTGAATCTACTTCGGCTTGCCGAATCGAAAATGGCTGCGCAGGTTGAATCAGCTATGCTTGAAATGCTCGAATCCGATTACGACGATAGAGATTGGAAAGTTATATGGGATGAGAGCAAGTGTGGCAGGCAGGAGATGTTATCAGCCCAGTCAATGGACGATCACCGGAATAAGGCAAGGTGGTTGTATTGGGTTGGCTCTGAGTATATGCGCTGAGCTGTTGACAACTCTGTAAATTATGTTGTTGGGCCGGGCTTGACATACGGGCTTGACAACACGCAAGACCAATACGCGCCGGAAGTGGTTGCAACTGTGATGGATGTTTGGAATGTGTTTGATGTTGCAAATAACTGGCAGGAGAAAGAGCGCGAGACGGTCCAGCGCGGCGAGCTTGACGGTGGATGGTTTTGGCGATTCAAGGAAAGAGATGGCGTATTGCGCATAAGATTCCTTGAGCCTGAGCATATCAACGATCCAGAGGATAAATGGCCGCTCGGCATTGAACATGACGAAACAGACGTGGAGGACGTGAAAGCCTATTACTGGAATCCAACATGCGGCATAACGAGAGGTGAGGCAACCCGGATACCAGCCCAAGAGATTTATCACGGCTTCTGGTTTGGTACGCGGTCAATGGTTCGGGAAGTCCCGCCTTATATTCTGATTCTGAATCGAATCAAGCAATACGACAGTTGGTTGAATGATAGATTGATTTTGAATAAACTGCGTTCAAGGATAGCTTTGCTTGTCAAGCATATTGGAGCAACGCCTAGCCAAGTTACACAGTTTGCCGACGATAATAAAGACGGTGATTCACTCAAGTCGCCCAAGACGGGGAGTGAGACAGAGC